TTGCTTCGGGCAGACGGATATGAATGCAGCTTTTACAAGAAAGATTAGGAGGATTCCATATGTTTTACATCAAAGAAAATCTGAATGACACCACCAGTATCTCTGTGGAAATCAACAACGAAAACGTATACTGTCGCTGCCCACAGTGCGGTGCAGAAGTACCAGTGGATCTGAGTGTTTTCTGGACAGCAGAAAACTTTGACATTTTCAACAGTGCTGTTTACTGTGATGCTTGCACACAGAAACGGCTGAAAGGAGTATTGCATGAATCGGTATAATGCCGAAGGTTACATTGATCTCACTGCTTATGAGGCACTGAGCCGTATTGAACGAGAGGAACGTAAGGCGAAAAAAGCTGCCGCTTATCGACCGCTGGTATACATTTGTTCTCCCTATTCCTACGGCTGCATCAATGACAATATCGAAAATGCCAGACGATACAGCCGCTTTGCGGTAGATACGCACTATGTCCCTATCGCTCCCCACTTGCTGTTTCCGCAGTTCATGGATGACGGTTTAGGCGAAGATCGTCAGACAGCGATGTTCATGAATTTGGTACTGCTGTCAAAATGTGTCCAGTTGTGGGTGTTTGGTTCTGTGCGGTCGGAGGGGATGCAGCAGGAAATCAAATGGGCGAAGCGGCGGCATATGACCATTCGGCATTTTACAGAAGAACTGGAGGAAATAGAATGAAATTTACGCTCTATACAGCAAACTGTACCGGCAATGAAAAGAATATCCTTTATCCCAACCAAAAGATCATTACTTCAGAAGCGGATTTGAAAAAAGCCGTTGTCTACGATCATGTCTGTGCTCAGTATGAGAATTTTGCACGCAGTGATGCCAATTTCTTGTTGTCTGATGTAGTACCCATGGATTGTGACAACGACCATTCAGATGACCCGAAAGACTGGATCACGCCTGAAATGCTGATGAACAGCTTAGGAGATGTTGCATTTGCAGTGACCTACAGCCGTCATCATATGCTGGCGAAAGGCAGCAAATCTGCCCGCCCCCGTTTCCATGTATTTTTCCCGACAGCACCCTGCAACGATGCAAATTCTCACAAGGCGATAAAGCAGAAAATCCATAAGGAACTGCCGTTCTTCGACGGCAATGCACTGGATGCCTCACGTTTTCTCTTTGGCTGTCCGAGTGATGTTGTATGGCACGAAGGCAGTCTTTCCATTGAGGACTGGCTTACACTGATGAAGTCAAATCGTAACATTCCGCAGGGACAGCGAAACAGCACAATGTCTCGCATAGCTGGAAAGCTGGTCAAGCGTTTTGGTGTGACCGAGGAAAGTTATCAGAAGTTTCTGGAAAAGGCAGCAGAATGCGAACCGCCGCTACCGGATGAAGAACTGGAAGCAATCTGGCACAGTGCCTGCAAATTCGGCAAAAAAGTAACCTCGCAGGAAGGATATATTTCTCCTGAAGCATACGGCAAACAGTCCCTGATTCCCGATGATTTTTCGGACGTTGGAGAGGCTCGCACATTTGTAGAAGGCTTCTCAGATGAGGTGGCATTTACCATTGCAACCGATTATTTAAGATACAACGGAACGTACTGGGAGGAGTCAGAACACGCTGTCACCCTTGCCATGATCGAACATACAGACGTACAACTGGCAGAGGCGGAAAAGCAGGTGGAAGCATCCCTTCTGAAACTGGAAAGCCTCGGTGTTGCAAGAGATGCAGCGATAAATGGCGGTAAAAAGTTTCGGGATAGTCTGGACGAGGAACAGACCGCCGCATACAAAGAGTATCAGTACTATGCCACTTTCAAGGCATTCGTGATGAAATACCGCCATGTTCGCAGTATGACCAATGCACTGGATGCTGCAAAGCCGCTGGTTCTCCACAATCCCGAAGCCCTCGACAGCAATCCAATGCTCCTCAATACCCCCGGAGGCACGTATTATCTGCCCGAAGGATTGAATGGCTGGAAGCCTACAGATCCTGCCGACCTCTTAACGAAAGTGACGGCGGTCGTTCCAAGTGATGCCGGTAAGGATTTGTGGGAGGATGCGTTGCAGCTGTTCTTCTGCGGTGACCAGAGTTTGATTGATTATGTGCAGATGATTTGCGGACTTTGCATTGTGGGCAAGGTGTACTTGGAGGCGATGATTATTGCCTACGGTGACGGACGAAACGGAAAATCAACGTTCTGGAATGTCGTCTACAAGGTTCTGGGAAGTTACAGCGGCAACATTTCAGCGGATGCACTGACCGTCAATTGTAAGAGAAACGTGAAGCCAGAGATGGCGGAACTCAAGGGAAAACGGATGATTATTGCAGCAGAATTGCAAGAGGGCATGCGGCTGAATACCAGCGTGGTGAAGCAGCTCTGTTCCACTGATCCGATTTTTGCCGAAAAGAAATTCAAAGCACCATTTCACTTTGAACCCTCTCATACACTTGTACTCTATACCAATCATCTTCCGAAGGTCGGTGCATCGGATGACGGTACATGGCGGAGATTGATTGTCATTCCGTTTCACGCAAAAATTCAAGGCTCTAAGGACATCAAAAACTACACGCAGCATCTTGTGGATAACGCAGGTGGTGCAGTGCTTTCGTGGCTGATTGAGGGTGCAAGAAAGGTGATTGCTGCAAACTACCAGATTACCAGACCGCAGTGTGTCTTTGATGCAATCGGAGCCTATCGGGAAGGCAATGACTGGCTTGGCAATTTCATCAATGAGTGTTGTGAAGTGGATAAAAGCTATCAGGAAAAGTCCGGAGAACTATATCGGCACTATCGTGAATACTGTCTTGAAAATGGTGAGTTTGTTCGCAGCACATCAGATTTCTATTCTGCTTTGGAACAGGCTGGGTATAAACGTAAGAGAACAACACAGTGTAATGTGATTGTGGGACTGTGCATCAAATTCGATTTCCTTGACTAAAAGTATGTTTTTAACCTCAACTTTATAAAATCGACCTCCACTTTTAAGGTCAAAAAACACCGAAATATAGGGAAAGTGGAAGTCATAGGAACTCATATACAGACTTTACGCAGGCGAGAAAAAAAGTAAAAATTTTCTCTATATATAAGGTTTGTATTTGACTTCCTATGACCTCCATTTTCTCGAAAAACAGGGAGAATCCATGCGAGAAAAAATCATTGAAGAAAAACTCACAAAGGCAGTAAAGCAAAATGGCGGTGTATGCTGGAAATTCACGTCTCCCGGAACGGCAGGCGTTCCAGATCGCATCGTATTGATGCCCGGCGGCAGGATCGCTTTCGTGGAAGTGAAAGCACCCGGAGAGAAACCCAGACCGCTTCAACTTTCCCGACATAAACTTCTGAGGCGATTGGGTTTTCTGGTTTACGTCTTGGATGCTTGTGAGGACATCGAAAAAATCATCTCGGAGGTGAAAAGCGATGGAACTGCATGATTATCAGAAATATGCTGTTCGATTTATTGAGGAACATCCAATCACAGCACTCTTTCTGGATATGGGACTTGGTAAGACGATTACAACCCTGACTGCAATCCACAATTTGATGTTTGATCTGTTTACGGTCAGAAAAGTTTTGGTGATTGCACCATTGCGAGTTGCAAGGGATACATGGGCGGCGGAGATTGAAAAGTGGGAGCATTTGAAATCGCTGCGATACAGCGTAGCGGTCGGCACAGAGGAAGAACGCATTGCAGCTTTAAAGGCAGATGCTGACATCTACATCATCAATCGTGAAAACGTGGACTGGCTTGTCAGCAATACAACATTCGATTACGACATGATTGTAATTGATGAATTGAGTTCGTTTAAGAACCATCAGAGCAAACGCTTCAAGGCACTGATGAAAGTTCGACCGAATGTGAAACGCATCGTGGGGCTGACCGGAACGCCTGCCAGCAACGGCTTGATGGATTTATGGTCAGAATTCCGTCTGCTGGATATGGGGCAGCGGCTCGGAAAATTCATCGGGCAGTACCGGAACGAATACTTCAAGCCGGACAAGCAGAACGGATATATCGTGTATTCCTATAAGCCCTTGCCCGATGCAGAAGAACGGATCTACGAAAAAATATCGGACATCACCGTTTCGATGAAAGCCATCGACCACCTGCACATGCCGGAATTACTTTCCAACGAATATCCCGTGCAGCTGTCCGACACGGAGCAAGAAACCTACAAGCGGTTCAAGTCCGAATTGATTCTGGAGATGCAGGACACTGAGATCACCGCCGCCAACGCTGCAAGTCTATCCAACAAACTTTCCCAGCTGGCAAACGGTGCGGTGTATGACGATACCGGAGCGGTGATTCCCATCCACAGCCGAAAGCTGGATGCACTGGAGGACTTGATAGAGGCGGCCAACGGCAAACCCATTCTGGTGGCGTATTGGTTCAAGCATGATTTGAAGCGGATTCAAGAGCGACTGCGAAAGCTGAATGTTTCCTATCAGGAAATCCAGTCCTCTGACAGTATTCGGAACTGGAACGCCGAAAGGCTGCAAGTTGGTCTGCTACACCCAGCCGCTGCCGGACATGGCTTGAACTTACAGGCAGGCGGTTCTCACCTGATTTGGTTTGGACTGACCTGGAGTCTGGAACTCTACCAGCAGACCAACGCCAGACTGTGGCGGCAGGGGCAGCAATCCGAAACGGTTGTCATTCAACATCTCATCACCAAGGGCACGATTGACGAACGCATCTTGAAAGCCCTGACTCGAAAGGAACAAACCCAGACCGCTTTGATGCAAGCCGTCAAGGCAGAACTTGGAGGTAGCAGATGAATATCATTTGGCAGTACTTAGACAAACGGAGTGCCGCTGTGAACGCACTGAAGGATTACAGCAGCATGGCTTACATCCTTGCACACACAGACGAAGAAATCGCACAGGTGCATGAAGCCACCACCACCCTTGGCAGTCCGGCATTTACAGATATGCCGGGCGGCAGTCCGAACCCGCAGTCCGGAGAAATGAGAATCATCGCTGCCATTGACGAAATTGATGTACTGCGGGAACGGTATCGTCAGGCAAAGGAGTACATGGAATGGTTTCAACCTGCATGGGACAGCCTGTCGGAGGATGAACGGTATGTGCTGGAACAGTTCTATTGGCAGGAAGATCAGAACATTTATACCATTTGCGAACACTTCGGTATTGAGCGTTCTTCTGCATACAACAAAAAGAATCGTGCCGTACAACACTTGACGTTGCTTCTCTATGGTAAGGCATGAGTAAAATCGAGGATGACTTTTGCAAAAAGGTGTGATATAATAATATCATAGAAAACTGACCGAAAGCCCTGTGGTGTTCCACATGGGCTTTCGTTGTATCCGGAGGTGAACCTTATGCCGAGGAAGGCACTGAAACCATGCAAGCACCCCGGCTGTCCCAATCTGACAGACGGCTTGTACTGTGCAGAGCATCAGCCCCTGCACCCAGACCGACCGTCTGCCGCTAAGCGTGGCTACGGAAGCAGATGGCAGCGACTCAGCAAGGCGTACCTCCACCGGCATCCTTTGTGTGTGCGTTGCAAGGCACAGGGACGGTTCACAGCAGCAACTGTGGTCGACCATATCATTCCTCACCGTGGTGATCCGCACCTGATGTGGGATGAAAGCAACTGGCAGGCGTTATGCAAGCCCTGCCACGACCGCAAGACATGGACGGAAGACCGAAATCCCGTCTATCGGTATTGATTGTGTCTGAAATGCTGCCGGTGGGGGGATAAAAATCGCTAATTGTGAATTTTTTACAGACCGGCGTTCCCTCTCATGCACAAAAGCCAAGGTTCAAACGGGGGATTAACCCCGAAAATATGCAAACAAGCCGAAACCTACGCAGTTTCGGCTATTTTTCTCTCAAAAGGCAGGTGAAATCAGATGGCAAAGGACGGCACAAGAAGAGGCGGCAGACGAGTTCGTGCAGGCGATAAGCCGAAAGCTCTCTCCGACAAGATCGCAGAGGGCAAGGATGCAGATATTATGGAATTTCATGCTCCGGAATTGGATGCAGCTGATCTGGACGATGCCGCTGATTTGACCGGTGCGGATATGCCAAGCCCCAGTGCATACTTGTCTGCCCAGCAGAAGAACGGAAAACCGCTGGGAGCAGACATTGTGTACAAAGAAACGTGGCTCTGGCTGAAACAGCGTGGCTGTGAAAAGCACGTCAACAAACGGCTGCTGGAAAGCTACTCGCAGGCATTCGCCCGATTTGTACAGTGTGAAGAAGCCCTCAGTACCTATGGACTGCTGGGAAAGCACCCGACCACGGGCGGTGTTATTGCTTCCCCGTTTGTGCAGATGAGCCAGACATTTCAGAAACAGGCAAATTTGCTCTGGTATGAGATTTTCGATATTGTGAAACAGAACTGTACGACCAAATTTGACGGCACACCGCAGGATGATTTGATGGAACAGCTTCTGAGCAACAGAAAGTGAGAAATACATGAAAGCAGATACCCAGTTCTGGCGAGATTTGAAAGCCAATCGTCAGAAGATGACCAAGCAGCAATACAGGACCATAAAAGGGTGCGGGTTGCCAGTGGCAACCTCTCGCAAAGCGAGAAGCACCGACCGAGGCGACAGCCGAGACCTGGCGGTCAGCGGAAAAGTACTGGACGCCAGAAAAGGTTTACAGAAAGTTTTGAAGCGGAGGAATGGAGTATGACCACAACCAAAGAATTTCAGCTTGTTGATATCAACAAGTTAGTACCCTATGCCAACAACGCCAGAACGCACAACAAGGAACAGATCCTGAAACTTCGCTCTTCCCTTCGTGAGTTTGGATTTGTCAATCCAGTCATTATCGACCGGGAATACAATGTACTCGCTGGACATGGACGCATCATGGCGGCAAAGGAAGAAGGCATTACAGAAGTGCCATGTGTATTTGCCGACCATCTGACGGAAGCACAGAAGAAAGCGTACATTCTTGCTGACAACCGGATGGCATTGGATGCAGGCTGGGACGAAGAACTGCTGTCTGTAGAAATGCAGGAGTTGCAGGAACTCGGCTTCGACCTTTCCATGACCGGATTTGATGAAAAGGAACTGACAGATCTGCTGGGTGCGGATGCAGATGGCGAGGCAAAAGAGGATGACTTCGACCTGTCCGCTGCCTTAGAAAAGGCAGCTTTTGTCCAGCGTGGCGATATTTGGACAGTTGGCAGACACAAGCTGATGTGCGGTGATGCCACATCTGCGGAAGATGTATCTGCTCTCATGGGTGACACCAAGGCAAATCTCATTCTGACCGATCCCCCATATGGAGTTTCGTTTAAGAGTGCCAGCGGACTTACCATACAGAATGACAGCATGAAGAACGAGGAGTTTTATACATTCCTGCTGTCCTCCTTTCAGCGAATGGCGGAGCATCTTGAAAAAGGCGGTTCTGCCTATGTATTCCATGCAGATACCGAAGGGTTGAATTTCAGAAAAGCATTCATTGATGCCGGATTTCATCTTGCAGGCTGCTGCATCTGGGTAAAAGACAGCCTTGTGCTGGGACGCTCGGATTATCAGTGGCAGCACGAACCTGTGCTGTATGGCTTTATGCAGAACGGCAAGCATCACTGGTATTCCGATCGTAAGCAGACGACCATCTGGCATTTCGACAAGCCGAAACGAAATGCAAATCACCCCACCTCCAAGCCGCTGGACTTGCTTGGCTATCCCATCGGCAATTCTACGCAGGAAAATGGCGTGGTAATGGATACCTTTGGCGGCAGTGGCTCTACCCTTATGGCGTGTGAGCATATGAACCGCATCTGCTACACCATGGAATTGGATGAAAAATATGCCTCGGTGATTCTTCGCCGGTATGTGGAAGATACGGGAAATGCCGATGGTGTATATGTTGTGCGGGATAGGAAGCAGATTGCTTATGCGGAATTGGTAAAGGAATTGGAATTGAACTGAATTCAGTCTATTGCCAAAAAGCAGAAGAACGGATCGCATCTGTCTGATTCTCACAAATGACAGTCGAAACATTCTACACATCTCACAGTTGCTATCTGTGGGAAACAGAGTTAATATGTGTCATGGCGAAAGCAAAAGCGCCGAAAGAAAGGAGTTTTTCACATGACCATTACTTATCACAGTCAAAATCGAAAGGAACTGGTGAAAGCCATCAGTGAGATTATCGGCATTCCGGCAGTATATCAATTCATGCCCACCTGTGCCTACCAAATCGGTGAATGCTACACCGTTACCAAGTCCGGTGATCTGGAAATCAGTGACCAAGCCGACCGTAAGGAAACAGAACGGCTTCTTGCCGAACTGGAGAATCAGGGCTATGCTGTTCCGGACACATCAGAACTGGAATCTAAAGGCTTGACTGTGCAGATGCCAGCTGATTTCTTCACGGAGCATACACTGGGCAATCTCCGGCAGATCTGCGAAAACAAGGCTGCCCTTTTTCAGACTGCTTTTCAAACCGATTCACTGGACATCATTCCATCGGATGAAAAGGTGGAATTTCCGTGGTTCATGGTCGAACAGGACGGTGATGCAGATGCCTACTGCACTTTCATTTCCATGCTCTGCGAATTTGCCAAGAATCAGAGCCGCATCAACCGCAAGCCGGACACCTCCGACAATCCCAAGTACACCATGCGGTGTTTCCTAATTCGTCTGGGAATGGTGGGAGCAGAATTCAAGGCAGCAAGAAAAGTCATTCTTCGGCATCTGTCCGGCAATTCCGCATTCAGAAAGGTTGGTGATACGGATGCAGTTTCCGAGTGAATCATATCTGGAACAGCTGCGAAAAAAGTACCCTGTCGGAACGAAATTACAGCTGATTTCTATGCGAAATGAAAAATATCCAGTTCTTCCCGGAACAGTCGGCGAGGTCACGCATATTGACGATGCGGGCAGCATTCATATGCGGTGGGAGAATGGTTCTTCCCTTGCTCTGATTCCCGAAATCGACAGTTTCCAGACCGTATCCGAGGCGAAAAAATAAGGCGGCACCTCCTCCATTGTACGGTATGTTACCATACAATCGCAAGAATTGCAAGCGTGTATTCTACACAATCTTTTGACCTCATTTTCTGTAGATTTAGCCACTTGCTATCTCCTCCGTTTAGAGTTAATATGGTTACAACAAAAGGGTGCAGGTGTCCGGTGGACACCTCTGCGAAGCAGAAGCACCGACCGAGGCGACAGCCGAGACAAAGCCCGAAATTACGGAGGAAAATACCATGAACGAAAAAACCGCAAAGCAAATCGAAAACCTGAAAAAGCAGACCATCGGCGTGGAAATCGAAATGAACCACATCACCAGAGAACGAGCTGCCAAACTTGCCGCCGACCATTTCGGCACAGGCAGATACGAATACACCGCCAGCCGAAACGGCTACAGCACTTGGTCGGCTTGGGATGCACAGGGCAGAGAATGGAAATTCCAGAAAGACGTCAGCATTGCAGGATGCGATGCCGAAAAGTGCGAACTGGTCACGCCGATTCTGAAATACGAGGACATTGAAACCTTGCAGGAACTGGGAAGAAAGCTTCGCAAA